TCATAATATTACAAAAATCCCTTGTGCTTCCTTCTTGACTTAAGAAATTATCTTTAGTGTAAACATATCTTACTTTGTAAAACTCATTATCTGATTTGTTACTAATTGCTAGAGTTAATGAAATTAGCGTTAGTATTTCGTTACAGTCTGTTATGCTGAACGCTATTGCTGAGGTGTTAGCTAAGCCTACTTGTAGAGTATCTTTTACTTCGGTCATTTTGTTTTGTTTTTTTATCTAAGTAAGTCTTTAACTTAGTAACATTTTTAGTTTTAGGTTTATAGTGTTTCTTCATTAGTAATCAGAAGCGTTTAAAAAGTTTCTCAATGTAAGTTTAGTTCCCTGTCTCATTGGTCGTTCTAGGTTCATACCATTGTAATACGCATTTTGGTCTGCTGAAATATCTGCACCGCTATTTGTACTGTATTCAGGAAAGCTAGTTGTATTATTAGTAACATAGTCAATTAACCGTTCTGTGTAATATTCTGCTGTATTTCTGACTTCTTCTCTAAGGTGTTGCGCTTCTTCAGTGCTTAAAGCTGTTCCTGTTTCTGAAGTCTTAGAATAGATATTACCGTTTTCTATCTTAAATCTTAAAAAAGGTATAGCGTGATAAAAAGCCCAATTCGGTAACATATCACCAATGTAGTCATCAACTAAAGTCTTGTACGCTTCGTTTCCTACATTACCAATTGTTCCTGCTGTAATTAAACTTTCTAGCTTTTTATAAAGTGTAGTTCCTAGTTTTGGTTCTACATACAATTTTTGTGCCTGTAATACATAAGGCAATAATAAGTCTGTAGAAACATTTAAGTTTATTGCTGTGCTATCTTTTAGCTTTGCTTCTGATATAAATAATACGTATGCCATAATTATCTTGGTGTTAAAAATCCTTTATTCTTCATTCTTTTAGGTGGTCTTGCTACTAGCTTGTCGTTTCTTTCGGCTGTAAACCCTTCAGATAAAGCTTTAGTGTAAGATATTGCTTCACTTGGTTTGATATTACTCTTAGCACCTCTTAAAGATGTTTTATAGATTTGTCTTAACCAAAAGTGATGGCAATTGCCTCCGCCTTTGTAAAGCCATATAGAATATGTAGCAGCTCCACGAGGCCCCCACCCTGCATTTACAGCTCTTGAACCCATTTGTATAATATCTTCTTTTCTGTAAACCTTTTTAGCTGACATCATAATATTACAAAAATCTCTTGTACTTCCTTCTTGACTTAAGAAATTATCTTTAGTGTAAACATATCTAACTTTGTAAAACTCATTATCTGATTTATTAGTTCCGTCTTGCTTACTTCTTGCATTAGGTCTAGCTGTTCCTGTAGAAGCTAATTCTGTTTTGTCATTAGCTATATTGTTAAGCTCATTTTCAAAGTCAAAGTCTTGATGTTCTCCATCAACAACTTCTTCTTCTATCAACTCCCACTCTTCAGAAATATCTTCTCCAAATTCTTCAATAAAAGACTCTAGTTCTGTTGCTTCAGTATGTCCTTCACAAGCCATATAAACAGTCTGTCCTTCTAGTTCGTGTTCGTGATACCCTTCACAACCTACAACCTTTGCGTGTGCTTCAGCTTCTTCTATTGTGTCAAATACAGGTTGTCCGTCAACCATTCCTACTTTAGATAGCTTTACATCTTGTTCAACTGTATCTTCTTCTCCTAAAGGTTCAAGCCCTAAGTCAGCTCTAATTTCATCAACAGTCATAACTTCTCTTATTGTCTTAGAGTCAAACTGAACTGTAATAGGTTTTAATTGTACAAACTCAACAGGTAAGTCTATATTGTTTACTGAGAATATAGTTTGCAAAGTGTTTAAGATGTTCAGTTGGAAACCTCTTACTACTGTATTTTGATAGAAATTTGCTGCGTTTATAAGTTCGTCTGCATTACTAGAAAAGCCGTTAGCTGTATCAATACCCATTAAAGTTTTGGATGTAATTCTGTGAGCTGCACAAATATTAGAAACTAAAAGTTCTTGTAAAGCTAGATATTGCTTGTCTGCATCAGAAACGCTTATAGGTGTTATTTCAGGTGTTCTAGTCTTATCGTCTGAGAATGTTAAAATAAACTTTCCTGAGTTAGAAGCTCCTGTAAATTTCTCTACTAAACTTTGTTCTATCTGTCTTCTTTCCTCTTGCGTAGGAATACCATTAGCAAAAGAAACGAAATAGCTCCCACTAAATCCATTTTCAATATTGTTTAAATGAAACTCTGCAACCTTTTGGTCTACTAAAGCCCAATTACAACCTGCTATGTAGTCAGGTGTATGATAGACATCCATATTAGGACTGTAAGCACCTGTATAAAGTAGCTGACTTCCTGAAGTTCTATCGTTTACATTAAAAGCAGCTACAGGGTAAGGTTTATTTGTTCTAGTGTTTGCCCAATCAGCACTTATAAAGTAAGTATCAACCTTTCCTAACTCGTTAGGTCTTCCTGCTCTTACACGCTCTACAGGTATATGATACAGCTCTACAATTTCTGTTCTTTCTCTATTCCATACAATATGTAAAGCGTATGCTCCCTGAAGCTTAAAATCAAAAGCAACCTTTTTAATTACTTGGTGTAAACTTTCATTTGAATTTGCGTGCCTTAAAAACTTCTTTAATTTAACATAAGTTTCTAAATTTATAGCGTCTTCTTCTTCTGCAACTAAGTCTTCTCCTGCTATCATCTCAGCAGTCTGATTAATAATTGCAGCGTGTGTTGAGCTTGAATAATAAAGGTCAATTAAGAACTGCGGATAGAGGTTTTTCCAATCTTCCGTCCCGTATTCTATGTAGTCACGACCTCTCACTTCCTGTACTATTGGAGCTGTTGATGTTTCTAAGTTTATACTAAGTATTTTGTCCATTTTATAAGTTTGATAAATAAGTATTCACATTAGCTGTAAGTGCTGTGCTTTCTGTGTCATATATTTGAATTTCGCTAATAGTTCCGTCATAAGGATTAAGGTCTGTCTTTCTTACTCCTATTGAGTCAATATTTGCTGTTCCTGCTAAAGTTTCTGTGTCTGCTTGTGCAACTCCATTTTTATAAAGAGTTATTAAGTTTGAAGCGTTTCTAGTAATGACTAAATATAAGGAAGCTATAAAAGTACCACTATCTAAAGTAATATCAACTAGTGAGCCGTCTGTTTTAAACCTTAAAGCTGTAGTTGAATTAATTTTGAAAAATTCATTTGATATAGTATTTGAACCTAAAACAGTTACATTTGAAGTTTTTGCTGCTAACCTTATTCCAATAGTAAAAGCACCTGATAATTCTATGTCAGATGCAGACTGTAAATTTTGAGTAGCAGAAGGGTCAAATTCTATAGTTCCTGCATTGTAAGCAGGCTGCTCACTTACTGTAGCTTGCACCATATCAAAACTATTAGAAGAACTGTCAGCCCAAGCCGAAACATCAGAACCGTTCAATGTAATTCCTGTTTGGTATTTATACCACGCTTCAAGACCTGTTTCATTAGAAGGTTGCCAACCCCCTAACATCTTAGTGCTTACTAAACTTAATGCTTGTTTGAGTGCTAACATTATATAACTTGGTCGTAGTAACAAATAGCTAAACCACTTGTCAAAGTGATAGCTGTACATTGAAGAAATAAAGTCGTTCCTGCAGGAATAGTCGTATGTAGACTTGCTGCTGCTGAACCTGTGCCTGTTTGTATATTAGAAGCTGCTATTGACGCTATTACACTTTCAGTAACAAAGTGAATTGCATAATAGTCTTTACCTGTCATTGCTGTTGTTGTAATAACATCACATCTATTTTTTCCTAGCTGCTCAGTTAATAATTGTTGTACGTTTTCTATTGCCATTTTTTTTTATTTTATTATCCGTAATATATATAGTTCGTTTCTGTTTCTGCTTCTCTTTGTAAGTATTGAACTTGCTGCGTTCCATCTTTTTCAGATAGGTTCATCTTGCCTTTTGTAACTAATCCTTGTACTACTCCTTTATCACTAGCAGTAGGAGTTAAAACATCATTTTCTGTTGCAGGAGCATTACCTAAAGAAACCGTTACTGTTCCTACCCAACTAACTTCGTAAATTTCGTACTTCCAATATCCTGCAGGAAATAGTTTTGTTTGCCCTAAATACATATCAGGATTTGCATTGTAGATAATTAGAATGTTAGTATATCTGTCTTTAATTACTTCACTTGAACCATAAGCATAATAAACAGATTTATCTAAGTCGTTTGTAAATTTAACTAAGTGTCTTATCTGAGTTGAAGCTACAGACGTATTGATACGATTGTCTTCAGTTTGTACAAATATTCTAAAGGATGTTTCTGTTATTGCTTGTATCATAGTTAGTTTGTCTGTTATATAATAGAAATACTTTGAATTTATTTGTATTCAGTTAGTAATAAAAAGAAAAAGGTGAGCCGAAGCCCACCCTAATCAAGAATATATAAGAAAACTAATTAAGATGTTACTATTGTTCCCATTGTAAACGCTGCATTGTCAAATGGGTCTGTAGTGTAATCTGCTACCATTGGGAACGGTTCATTTTCCATTCCGTCAAATGTAAGAGTGTAACCTGAACGGTCTCCGAAAGCAGCACCTGAATCAATAGTTCCTGCGTTAAGTTCCATTCCGTTTGTTACTCCTAAAGCTACAATTACATTATGTCCGTTTGCTAAAGTTGCGTTTAATTCTGCAAAGCAAATTAGTTTAGTTTGCCCTAAAAGTTTAATTTGATTTTGGTCTTCTTTTGTAAGTCTGTTAAGAATTACATTTAAAGTAGGAGTATAGAAAATAGTTCCGTTCTCTTTACTTCCTGTAATTGTTTCTGAAAGACTAGCTACGCCAAGAGGAGTAGTGTATCTGTATAGGGTATTAGAACCCATTTCAATATCCGTTACTTCCCCTGAAGCTACTACAGGAAGCGGACTAAATTGGTCGTAAACTCCGAAATAAATATTCTTCACGCCGCCA